TCTGTAAGAGAGATCATTTGTCCTTGAGTAAGTCTTCTATTCTTTTACGCATATTTGAACTTTCCTGTTTCATATAGTCTCGGAGAGAATATCCTCTTTGACCTCTCATAATACAAGTGCCTTGATAGAACATCGTGGCGGCAAATACTAACAGGAAAACAATACCGATTAGTTCAGGGTAATGTTGAGCCATGGTAATACAGGCGGAATAACACCTACAAGTCGGAGGAGTCCTTCAGCAAATAAAGCAAGAACCACCCAACCGACGCACATGCTAATGATAGAAGCATTACGGTTGTGTCGTCGTATAGCAGCATCAATCATCTCCTGAACTTCAGAACGGCTTACAAACTCGTCTTGAGGTTCCATCACTTCTCATCTCCAAGAAACTTCGCAAGTGGGTCTTTTCTGGTCTTTACGATTTCAACTGATCTTTTGTAGAACATATTGTCCGTATTACCAGACGTTTCAAACGTCTCCTTGATCTTCACCCAATTGTCGTAGGTGCGTTGATCCATAGGGTTTTAGATTGAATATTATTAGTTATACTAGTGAGTACTTTTACTATGTCAACTATGTGTTGATACAAAAATATAGATTAAGAAAATCTAAAACTTTGTAATATTTGTAACAAGGAAGATCAGGGATTCGAACCCTGGAACGCTATTAACGTTATTAGTTTTCAAGACTAACGCCATCAACCACTCGGCCAATCTTCCGATTATGTTATAATATACACTATCTATTCAATTTCGTCAAGTGCTTATCACCCCATCAACAAAAAGAATTGAGTTTGAAAGACTACTCAAAAAACTTGGATATCGTGATAGGTCTCCAGTTTATCCAAAAGAAAATAAAAGATATCAACAAGTCAATTTTAAATGTGAGGATGGCGCTCTAGCAATTTATACATTTATAATACTTTATCAAACTAAAAAAAGTTACTTATACTTAGAGTTTGAAGACCATTATAACTCACCACAGTTAGAAGAAAAAATAAAAACTTTAGCAGAAAGAATTTATTTTCATGAAAAAACCAGAGTTGCAGAGGTTGGTTATGAAGTCAAATATACTAAGCAACCAAACGAATTTTCATTAGAAGAAAGGAAAAAAATCTTCTATAACTTTATGAAATATACTTATAAAAATTTAGAAGAGGGTATGGTCAAACTTTCTCCAAGACCTGGAGATGTTTTAGTTGCAAAACCACATGGACCAAAACTAAACGATGGTTTTACAGAGTCTTCACTGGTTATTGGAAAACACCAACGTTCTTTGGTTGCTCGCAGATTTGGTTTTGGAAAACTAAATGATGATGGATTTCAGTATGCACGTTATGATGAAAATACTATACTAAGACCTATCTAACTTCAAAATCTAAACGTCTTACTTTTCTATTTCTACGAGCATTTTGATATTCTAGGTCTTCATTGGAAAAGACACTTGATTTTTGATTTGAAGCATTAGAAGATACCATTACAATTTTAGACAAATCTAAAGCAGTAATAGTTTCCCCTCTAACTGTGGTCATATTAGAACACCCACAGCACCTTGTTTTTGTAGGGTGGCTAGTCAATTCGACTCCACACTCTTTACATCTAATTACAATCATGGTTTAAAAATAATTAACTTTATTATTCTGGAATTACTTCTTCAATTGGTTCTTCGACTGACTCAGTTTGTACAGGTGCTTGTTGAGGAACTTCTACTTCTACTTGGATATCTTCTAGTGCCGCAGATGCCGATCTGGCAGTCTCTGAGATAGACCTCAACATCCACACATATTTGCCATGAGACTCCATTAAGTCCTGAAGAATATTTGCTGTAGCAAGACTCTCAATTCTTTCAGCAGAATTGGAAGCATCAATTAGCATATCAATAAGTGTTTGATTATCACCAAGAAGTTGCTTCACCATCATCTTAGCGTTGATTCCCTGAGCACTATTTGATGCTTGTTCAATATGAGTGACTTCAGTGATTCTAGTTAGTGTGCTCACTGGTTTCATACCAAGAAATCTCATATGTTCAGTCAGACGATCGATCTCTTCAAACATTGCAGTATATTGCTCACCGAAGAGAGTATGTAGTTGGTGAAAATCAGGTCCTACAACATTCCAATGATAAATCCATGTCTTATGAAACAAGACAAACAAAGATGCCTGAATATCACTCAATTGTTTGAAAAGTTTTTCCATTATACTTCTTTTTTGAAGTATTTATAAAGTGGGCGATGACGGATTCGAACCGCCGACCAATTGCGTGTAAAGCAACTGCGCTACCGCTGCGCTAATCGCCCAATCAATTCAATGTTTATCCATAATGTATTCTACAGTATTTGCTACATCATTCATAGCATCACGTAGATGTTTTTGTTGTCCAGATTCTTGTCTGACAATTGGACGATGATCATCAGTCAAAGTCCAACGCCAGAGGTTCATATCTTTACAATACCAGAGATTAATTTTCATTCTTGAAGTATTCCAAACGAACCCAGTTAAGAAGAGTATTTAACTCATACAGTTCTTGTTTATATGTAGTATATTCTGGATAGTTTGAATCTCCAACTAAGTCAGAATCTTCAATAAAAGAAATTTCACTTTTAAGAAAATCCGCATAATGCTCAAAGGCAGTAATAGCAAGTTGTCTATCGAGTTGTGAAAGAAGAGACATAAACCACCTGACTCGTTACTTATAATACATTAAAAAGGGGGTTTTGTCAACCCCCCTATGTATCACTTCTCGCCCAGACCGACTTGTTGAACTTTCAGACGGGCACGGTTCAGGACCGAACCAGCAAGAGGAACATAACCCAGGTCATCAGCAATCGACTGTGCCTTAGAACTCAGAGCATAGTTCAGAGCATCACGAACAGCAGATGCCTTACCAGGAGCATAACCACTCTTATAGGCAAGAATCCAAGTCAGAGTGGAGATAGGATAGGCACGGGCACCTGCAGGATTGGGATCTTCTCCAGCAAGGGTCACGGGGTCCAGTTTGATGCCATTCAGAGCGGCAGCACCAGTCACAGCAGAAGGTCCAACAAACTTACCTGCCTTGTTCTGAAGCACAGCAGCCTGGAGTTTGTTAGCACGAACGAATCCAGTGTTCAGATAACCGATACCGCCAGGAGTGTTAGAAAGGGTTCCAGCAACGCCTTCGTTACCTTTAGCACCAACACCAGTAGGCCAGTTGATTGACTTACCAACACCCGCAGTCCAACCACCAAAAGCATCCAGAGAATTAGTGAATGCATAGGTAGTTCCAGAACCGTCTGAACGATGGACAACTCTGATAGAACCAGCAGCACAACCAACTTCCTTCCAGTCCTTGATGTGTCCCATAAAGATATGGACAACTTGTTTCTGAGTCAGTTTCAGTTTGCATCCAGGCTTGTTATAGGCAACAGCAATAGTTCCACCGACCATAGGAATCTGAACGACACCACGCTTTACTTTTGCTGCTTCCTTTGCTTTGATAGGTTCATCAGTAGCACCAAAATCAACAGTTCCAGCAACGAACTGGCGAACGCCAGCACCAGAACCAACGGACTGATAATTGACTTTTTCACCAGTGGTGGAAGAATAATCAACGAACCAACGCTGGTAGATAGGTGCAGGGAAGGTAGCACCAGCACCATTAATAGCAGGTCCAGCAAATGCGGTAGCGGGAGCAAGAGCGAGACCGATTGTAGCAATATGTTTGAGTTTCATGAGAATTAAAAACTTCTTTGTAATTGTACTCGATTAAGTTTAAGAGAAAGTTAAATGTCGCCAAACACCAAAAAACCTCCCCGAAAGGAGGTTTAGAGGTATAAAGATACTATCAGAAGCGGAAGGTCGTCTGAATCACACCACCATAATTGTCCGAAGCTTGCTTCAGACCTTGGTTGTTGGACACATAGAAGACCGCAGGAGTCACGCTAATCGCATCGCTAACCTTGTAACGATAGAAGGCTTCCCACATAATTGCCTTTTGGTCATCATTCAGAGTAGCAGCATTACCAGGAGCACCGATGGCGAAACCAGCGGCATTACCCTTCACAAACACATCGCTCCACTGAAGACCTGCCATCCAAGTTTGTGAATCGGTAGCAGCATTAGGAGTCGTGCGGTTGTTAGACAGACTTACGGTGTTCCAACCATAAGCAGCACTCACAGAAGGAATGATGCCCGACTTCTTGGGTTGCCAGTAAGCATTAATCGCATAACCATTGGAGGTTTGGTTAGCAGCAAGGTTACCAGAACCACCACCCAGAGCGTTGAAGTTACGGACGCGAGTTCCTTCAGTGCCGTAGCGGTAACCGAAAGCAATACCATACTGAGGAGCACGATACCCAACTTGAGCAAGAGTGTTCAGAGAACCATCTTCATCAAACTGACCTTTGGTAGAATCGTTACCGCTCTGGGCAACATAGTTCAGGTTAGCAACGAAACCACCTTTACCCTTCTTGGTGGGTTGTACCCACTCTACACCGAAACCAGAACCAGTTGCCTTGTTATAGACACCAGGAGCACCAGCAACGGAGAAGAAGTCAAGGATGTCCGACTTATATGCGGTAGGAACCCATGCCATCTCAGTGTTACGAACCTGAGCACCAGCGGTCAGATAAACGCCCTTAGCAAGTGCAGGGAAGCGATAGTAGAGACGGTCAAGCGTCATCGTGTTCGCATAGGTTTCTGCCTTGTCCAGTTTGAACAGTGACGAGGAAGAACCGAAAGGTTGCGATGAGAAGTTACCCGAACGCAGACGGGTCTTGAGCAGATCCTTACCAGTGAAGGAAGTATCAAAACTCAGACGGAGGTCATAGTTGAAAGCAGTGTTTCCAACGTTGGTACTGTTAGCAAGACGGGCGCCTTCTACACCACCCAGAACGAAGGTTGCTTCACCCTTGAGTTTGGTAGTAGTGGAAAACTGTTGTGCCTGAAGAGCAGCAGACTGCTTCTCCAGTTTGGCAACGCGACCACGAAGAACTTGAAGTTCATTGGCGAACTCAGTAGCAAGACGCTGGAGTTCATCGGTAACTTCAGTTACGCGATCCAGACAAGCATTCAGAAGAGCAGCGGCTTCAAAACGGGTCATGGACTTACCACCAAGGTAAGTTCCGTTTTCATAACCAGCAACGCAACCATAACGCTCAACCAGATTGCTGAGTGCCTGATAAGCCCAATCCGTAGGACGGACATCAGACAGTTGTGTGACGCTAGAAACTTGTTCTGTGGAAGTGTATTGGTTGACTGCTGCAATATTCAGGTCTGCGGCATTCGCAGCAACAGGAGCAACCATTCCAAAAGCAACAGGTGCAAGCATCAGTTGTTTGAATTTCATAAAAGTTTGTTTTTAGTACTAAACGACATTGTACCAGAGATACAGATATACCTCAAGTATTATGGGTCACATATAGACGCGAGTAGTTGGGGCGTCTGCTATGCGGGAGTATTTAGAGTGACTTAACCAAATCTTAAAAGATAATTAAGTTGGTGGTATCATAGCATAACCGTATCGGTTGTGTCAATTAAGATACGGTTAAGATTATTGTTAGGGAACAAAAACATCAAAATTCAAAACAATACGTTCATTGTACTTTGGAATTCCAGCAGCATGATAATGTGCTCCATCAAAAACCACAACTCTTCCTTGTTTTGGAGTAACTCTTTCTAAGATTTCAATGTGTGCATCATCAGTAATCAAACCCTTTGGATTATGCCAGTTTGGATTACCTGCTGTTGAATCATCATCTTCGTCTTTACCATACTCAAATTTATTTTTCAGAATAACCGTATCTCCATCAGAATCATTCACATAATATAAGAATACGGTATGAGGAACTTCAATATCATCAATATGAAAAAAGTCATGGTCCTTTTCATTCATTGATGGCAGTTGAAAAAATGTTCTAGCTCTTATTACATGGTCATAATTTACACCAGATTTATTAGAAACTTCATAAATTAGAGGTGAAAAAAAATCATAGTACTTACTGTTCATCTCTGGTCTGGTTTCACACAACCAATGAGTAAATCCAGAAGCACTCCCATAATTATCAGAAGTTAATAGACGATTATAATGCCAATCAAAAACTTTACCAAAAAGAGTGGCTTTTATTTCTTCTTGATATCTTTTTCCAATAACATTATCAATTACTTTTATCATATGACTACTCCCATGAAAAACTTAATGTAATTCTAGGACCAGTTACAACTGGTTCATGATATGTACCTTTTGGAATGAAAAGACTATCTCCAACATTCAATTTATAAGTAATACCTTCACAGATATATGACATTGTTCCCTTTGCTTGCAATATCAAAACATCGACCGTATCTTTATGATCACCAAAAGTTAAGTTATCACGTCCAAATGAAAAATAAACATGCATGACCTTTAATCCTTGCTTTGCAGAAACTTCTTGAAAAATTTGATTTAAAGTTCCTGGACGATAATCACTATGCAAAACAAAAGTTGGTGGATTAGTGAATTGTCTATGAATAGTTTTACGGAGTTTTACTTTTTCATGTGGATTTACTGAGGAATGTATCTCATAATCATTCCAGATAACAATACCAGTAAAAGGTGGTACTGATAACTCAGAAGATGCCTTATCCATAACATCATCCCAAGTCACATCCTTAACTGAAGGATAATGATTTCTGGTTAATTTTATACTATCTAAATGCTGGTCCACCATACCACCCAACTAAAGAAATTCTTTTACCACTTTTTAATCGACGTACTCTATGTATTATATCTGAAGGGAATATGATTACGTCACCAACATCCATTGAAATTGTTTTCATATTTCTCGGACCAGACATGAGTTGAAATTCTCCACCTTCATAGTCATCCTTTGATGATAAGCAAAGAGATATGCTTAGTTTTCTTATTATACCAGGATTGTACTGTTCAGTAGTAAAATCACTGTGCCAAGCATAATGAGAACCTTTTCCCTCATAGACTGTAAATTGAATTTGATCGTGCCAAGATGTTAAATCATAATTAAAAAGATTTAAGTTTGCACAGTTAATAAAGTGTGCCATCATACCAGCAACCCAATGGTCTGTTGGTATCCAAAAATTTTTACTTTTTCTTATATCAGAGTCAATGGCAGATTGAGAATCTTGAAGTCTAATCGTTGAGGATGTTAAAGATTCTTGTCCAAATTCTTTTTGTATTAGACTACAAAATTCTTTTTTAATGCCAGAAGGAATATAGTAATAATTATTGTATATGCTCATTTTTACTACTTCGTAAGAGCGGAGTATCGGAATCGAACCGACGACATCTAACTTGGAAGGATAGCGTTCTACCGCTGAACTAACTCCGCAATGGTGGGGATTTACCCAGCCTCAGAGTTTCCTCTTCACAGGCACGGAACCCCAGCGCATCTTCGCTTCACACGGACTAAAATATTATAAAGCATAATGAGTATTATGTCAAGCCCTTTTTTTATTTCCCCAAGTATCTGTCTGAGAGTGGCAATTTGGACATAAAAATCTTAAATTTTCTACTCGGTTGTCGTTATTTACACCATTAATATGGTCTATTTGTAGTGATATTGGATTTCCCATCCATTCAGATATACCACACTTTAAACATTCATACTTTAATATATCATCTTTCAATATTCTCTTTTTTAAATCTTTTCTATCATAAGTAGAAAATTCGCAAAAAATTTCAGAGTGAGTTTTCTTTTTGGTGCTTTTACCACCCTTCCTAAAAATAGGAAGTTTAATTCCTCTATTATCAAGGTCTTTTTTTACAATATCATAAGTAGTTCCGCTTTTATTAGTATATCCAAGTTTTTTACAAAACTGCCAAAAAGAAGAACTTTCTAAAAGAAAAGATTTTATTTCCTCATCAGAATATAAATTTTTAATAGACATATAAAAAGTTTATCTATTAGTATTTATACACTTCCTTATTTAGGAAGTGTATATTGTAAGAGCCCCCGACAAGACTTGAACTTGCGACATCGGCTTTACAAAAGCCGCGCTCTACCAGCTGAGCTACAAGGGCGAAACAGGGGAGGCCATCCCCCTGACCTAGAAATATTCTAGGTTTTAGTTGGAAGGAGTGCTCTTGAGGTTATCGCAGGATCACTTCCAACTCCCCCTCCTGGATTCGAACCAGGGACCCTACGATTAACAGTCGTTTGCGCTACCGCTGCGCCAAGGGGGAATACTAACGGGGGTGTTGCCACCCCACTATTTTATTTGGAACTTACAAAAGTATTGATTTTATCAGCAAGTGCTTCAACCTCTTCATATGTAGGAAACTCTGGATAATCCATTTTTACATTTCTATCCCTATTCCACATTTCTGCAAGATTATAGTTTGCGTGAAACTCATCTTGCGCCTGACCGTAAGCTTGCTTAAAAATTTCAAAGCGCAGTTCGTAAGGTGTCATTGTTTTACTCCTTGTGTGTTTGTGTGTGTATGGAGAATAAAATCTCCAATGCCCGAGAGAGGACTCGAACCTCCACTCCGAAGAACATGATCCTAAGTCATGCGTGGCTACCAATTACACCACTCGGGCTGGCGACTCAGGCTGGACTTGAACCAGCGACCGACTGCTTAGAAGGCAGTTGCTCTATCCAACTGAGCTACTGAGTCAAGAGACCTCCCATCTTTATCGACCCAGTGGGCAAGGAGGGGCAGGTCTTATACGGAGTTTGAACCCCCGCCGCCTATGAGACAATCATACCAGATACGGTGCGAATCGTCAAGATCCAAAAATTTGAATCGAAATTCTTGGTTCTGGTAAATAATTTGAGACTAATGTTACGACATGACCTTCATGAATATCATTCAAAACTAAAGACCTACATTCTGGAACTAGGGCTTTCATGATAGAACTACCATCCTCTTGCTCTTCTTGCCACACAAATAATCCACCATGATTAATATGCCATTCTTTGTTTAAGTATATAGTTGCACCAAATTTATGATTAGAATCATCATGAAGTGCGATACCACCGTTAGGTAGCGTTACATGATAATTCATGGATATTTTATTACAATAGGGTAAAATATCTTTAATTTCTTCGAGTATTTCTAATCTCAATTCTGGATTTACTTTTCTGAATAGACAGTTTCCAGAAATACCCAGTGTTGCATACCTTGGCCAAGCAAAGGTACTAACTTTCCAACTATCGGAGAGATTGGAATTAACATCATCAAGACATTTTTTCCACAAATCTAAACTAATACTATCTTTAAATACTTTCATTTGAACAATTTTCAATCCAAGGAGAGCAAATCCTCATGGGAGGAGCAAGTTTTTTACATTCATCAGTATAGCACACTGAATCGTCATTTTTTTCTTCAATATACTGAGGTTGATATCTTTTATTTGATTCAGAAATAATGCGATCATACTCAGGTGTGACTTCATCAATTGCTCGATCTATATCACGCTTGACTCTGCGTTCTACCGCGTGAGGATCTTGCAAAATAAGTTCATTCAAAATCCCGTTCGGGAAATATTTACGTTGAACTTCATCCAATAAGTCCCAAAGTGCGTGATCGGGAATTTTTGTACATTGTGAAAGTGCTGCAATAAGACTTGATAATACGACACCAACTATGAGCAGTTGTTTCTTATCAGTTTTCTTCTTACCGAAGTTAAAGTTAAACATAAGAAAGGGGAGTTCTGCAGCACTCCCCTTATATATTAAACTTCTACCGTGATCAGTCGGTTGGCATAATCATGAGCATACGAAGTGCGAGCACCATGATGCCCCCAACCAATCCAACTATACGCATAGTCCATGTAGCGGTTAATTGATTTACCAGGAGTCTTCATACGCTCCTCAATCTCTTTCCACTGGACTTCATTTGTTAGATAACGAAGTTGCGTGTGAAGATTTGATGGCGAACCACCAAACTTCTTAGCAAAATCACCCAATCCATAATAACGGTTGGCAGATGTCCATTGAATCAGTCCGTAACCGCGTCCGCAGTTACCCCAACTGGTTCTGCTACCTCCTTCGCAAATATTAGGCACGAATGTTGATTCTTGTCTAATATTGCCCATGATGGTAGCAAGGGCGTTTCTGTCTTTAATACCACGATCCTGGAAATATGCCAGGGTAGCATTCTCATTTTCATTACACCCTTTACAAATTAGCCTTTTCTCTTTTGGCTTTTCAGGTTGAGCAACCTCTCTGGTCGCTGTCTCTTCAACTACAGGGGGCGGAGGACCGTCCATTTTGTAGTTTACGAATGGCAGTGTTGCCGTCGATGTTGTAACCGTTGCCAGGAGAGGCAGGGCTACTGTAAAGATATTTTGCATTAAATTTGATTGAACTCTACATCCGTATAGGGAAAGCGCACTTCCCTCTTCTCAGAGGGCAGACCCCACGGCTCTAATTGTCACGTCAAGGACTAATAATAAGAAACCCGCCATTTTGTAGCGGGTTTGTACATAATAAGTTAATATTTAGGTTTTGTCAAGGTGCCAATTAAAGAAGTGTCTTACTAAATACAAATAGTTCATCACCACTAGAACAATGAAAAGATTAGCACTTATCTTTTCGTTATTCCTTACTACTCCTGCTTTTGCTGGCGAAATCACATCAAAAATCACTGACTCAATTCAATTAAGCGTTCAGGGTGCGGCGGTTCAATCAGAAAGAGTAGGAGCTTCCTACGCTGTCTCTGGCACAAACATTAATGTAACAACTCTTGGAGGAGTTGGCGGCGCAGGTTCCTATGCGATCAACACAAACGGACAAGCATTTAGTTTCTCTGAAACATCAATTACTGCAGATACTGATGTTACCAGTCAGTCGGCAGCTTCTGGAACAATTGCTTCTCCCAACCTTTATAGCAACTCTACTACTCAGTTAGGTGGAGATAAAGGTTCTCTGGCAGGTACTCTGAGTGGAACTGGTGTTCCTACAGTCACTGCTGGTGGTCCTGGAAGCAGCGCAACAGCACAAAGAACCATTGAGTTAAGCGTATTCAAGTGAGACACATAACTCCCGTTTTGCTGGCAGCAGCGGGACTTATATCTCCCTGCTATGCTGCGCCCCTCACTCCTAACTTTACGAGTGGCACAATTACTTCTGAGACTAAAACTCGTACTGAAGTGATTGAAGTTATCAAACAAATAGAATATACCACTGGGACATCTTATACAGTCACTGGTACTAATATCAACATCCCTGGAACACCTGCTCCAGGAGCGAACTACACCATCATCAATCAAGGTGCTCCGTTCCAGTTTAGTGAAACACACTTGACTCCTGGAATTGCGAAAGAAACATGGATAGATCGCAAAACTACCGAAGAATCGGTAACAAATTCTATATCTGTCTTTACACAATAATCGGTTTAGCGGCACCTGCATTTGCAGAAGCACCATCTAATACGAATATTGCAGGACCCTCAGCATCTGCGACTGGTAATGTAACCAACCAGGCAGTACAGGTGCTTCAGGGTCCTTTTTCTGTGAATACTTATGGTTCTGGTGTTTCTTGCCAGGGACCTACACTGAACTTACAGACCTTTGGATACAATAGTCTATCTGGTAGCACCGACCCAACAACTTATCAACAAAACTCTCTGAACACTGGTTTATCAGCAGGATTTTCCATCCCTCTTGATGGTTCATTTCAAGAACTCTGTAAAGCAAGGGTTCGTACAGAGATTACAAGACAACAAGCAGAAGCAGATAAAGCACGTTTGGACTTTGAGTTAGTCAGATTATTAAAGTGTGGTGAAGCAATGAAGAATGGAATTTCATTTCACCCAGAAAGTCCTTATGCGAAAATTTGTGCTGATGTCGTTGTGAAGTATCCACGAGTACAGGATGTAGCAAATGGAAATCAGACCAATCCAAATAAGAAGTAATCCTCCACCGATTATTCCAACTATAGAACCTCCTGTGACTCGCAGAACGGGTAGAACTATTATACCCGAAATTAATATGCCCATCATTAATATGCCTGATACAACTATCAAATATCCAATAATTGATGTGCCGACTCAAGAAGAGTTTGATGCTGCAGTAAGGGCAGAGCAAAAGAAACAGCAGGAAGAGAAAGAAGAAAAGACCAGAGGACTTCCTGATGCTACCCCTACCCCTCAACTGCCTCCATCTGTTCAAACCCCCCAGGATAATCGGATTATTTCCGATGATGCACCCAAAACTAGTAACTTAGGAGTGCCCGTCATTGAAGTACCAATCGTCGGAGAAGTCCCTATCCCACCTAAAGAGCAGGTTATTCTTGCTGGCACCACTGCTACTGCTTCTGTTGCTGCGGCTCTTGTTGGGAAATCTTTGGTGGAATGGATGGTAGGTAAGATGAAACCTATTGTTCAACAGATATTTGTAAGGGGTAAGAAACTCTTAAGCAGAGACCTTACCCCCTATGAACTTCAAGTTTATTTTGCGTTTGAAAAAAGTCAGTCTCTTAAAAAAGTAAATAAGTTACTGAAGAAAGAACAGAAGAATCAAAAGAAAGAACAATACAAAAAGTTTCACGAGAAGTGATTACTTCTTACGCTTCTCTAACAATACACTAAAGTTTTTATCTTTTGTTCCCCCATCATAAGCAAGAGCATAACCTTCGTCAATCATTTGATTATTCAATGAGGTCTCTTGTCCATTAATAAACAAATGCCCGATGATTCTTCCATACTTCTCTGTACTGTCTGGAAGTTCGGTCTTGATAATAATATCTTTAGCACCTTCAAGTTTTTTTTTCAACCATTCTTTTGATT